AAGATTGAGGAATTGCCATGAAAATCAATTATATTGATTTCTTTAGCAGAGTCATTCCGGAGTGGATGGCAAGTAGCAATCAAAAGAGCCAAGAGGTCGGTTTTGGCTCAGATGCTTATTGGCTATGGGCTGTGTCGTCAATCGGAGAAATTTGCAAGCAATACAATGATGATGAGTTGGTGACGGAGCAGTTCGGCTTGCTCTTTAACTGGCTTGAGAAACAGGCAGGAGGAGATAAAAGAAAATGAATAAGCAGGAATTGATAAAAAAATACGAGATGAAGGGAGAACAACTTAAAGAGTTTCCAGTTGTTGCAATCGGAGATGTTTTAAAGAATCTTCGAGAACTAGACGAACCTAAACCGGTCAAAATTCCGCAGTTTGTAGCGGATTGGATTGAGTATTTCAAAAAAACTGGTGACCGGGATTTGTTTCAAGCGATGGATTATTTGTTTGGAAAAAAAAAGAAATCAGGAAATGGCTTGAGGATAAAAACAATCAAGAAACATTTGCTCGAGCATGGCTGGACGGCTACGAGGTCGAGAAAGAGGAACGGTATTTGGTTAAGATTAAAGGGAATATTAAAGAAAATACGTTGGTTTATGGAGAACTTTCGGAAAGGTATTTCTTTACAAAATGCTTTACTTTAGACAATGCTATATATTACCACACCCGCAAAGAACTAGAAGAAGCTGGCTTCGGCTGGGTATTCGATTGTCCAGGAATCAAGATCGAGGAGGTGGAGTGATGGAAGATTTTGTTTGGCTAGAGTGGATTGCTGAAGTTATGGCAACTAAGCCAGTCGGCAATGCATTGCTAGAAAGTCGCCGTGGTCAAGAAGTGGTTGATTTGCTATTGGATTTAGAAAGAGCTGATTTTAATTGGCATAGAGGAGATGCTGATACTTTCTGGATAGACGCTCAGATGTGCATCAAGTATCAACTTTCAAACGCAGAGATTAAATTCATAACTAAACAACAACCAGGTGTTGTGAATTACCAAAAGCACTCAAAAGAAAGAAATGCTTATGCAGAGATGATGAGAGGATTACAAAAGTTAAAAGAGCTTAACTTTCCAGAGATCTATAATCATTCGTTATCTACCGAAGCAGAAAAGAAAAAGTTCGAGGAAGAAATGGCCGTTGAGCAAAACTATGCATCACCTTACCAGAAATTAGATGAAGTTGAAAGACGCTTTTACGAAAATCAATTTTTGTTCGGCAAAAAAGTGATGGAATCTGCAATGAAAATTGTATCAAGCGAAAAGAAAATAGCTGTTGAGAATTTCTTCAACATCGGAAGTCATCGAATTGAATTCACAGTCGAGGAGGTTACAGATTGAAACGATTTATCGCAATCTGGATTGTACTATCTGCTGGATTGAACATCTGGCAGATGGAGAAAATCCGCAATCTGGAAGAAAAGCGCCCGATGCTCATCTACAAGGCAGATAATCAAGGCGCAGAAATCAAAGGCAAGGTTGTTCACAAGGAGAAAATTGGCGACATGCACACAATCACTATTAAAAATTATGGCATTTTCGTAGTCACGCAAACAAGCTACGAATCTTTAAGGATTGGAGACGAGGTGAAATTATGAGACCTAAAAAATATCCATACACAGAAAAAAGAAAACAAGAAAAGCTTTCTGATGTAAAAATCCCTGCTTTAGTCGTTTTTCCTAACGTTTCTTTTAGAAAAGAATTGCTCAAACATGTCTACACGGTTACTAGATATCATGACGGCTGTACAATCATTTATTTCAGAATCCCAAAAGTTTTTGGAGCATACGAGGAGCAAAAAGCTAAAGTAAATCTTAGTTATGAGGAAACTCTCAAGATACTCAATAACCTCTAAATTAAAAAAAAGCCAAGACACTCTCTGTCTCAGCTATAATTTCAACAATATTATTATATCATAAAGGAGATAGAGAGTGAAGGCTAAAGAGCTTTTAAGCGAATTGCAGAACCTTGACATGGATATCCAGAGTCGTATCGACGAAATCAAAGAGCTTGAGGCTGGTCTGCTCTCGAGTCCGAAGTGGTCCGATGTCAAGGTTAAGAGCAGTCAGACAAAGAAGGTTGATGATGTATATGTCCAGCTTATCACGATGAAAAATGAAATTGAAAAGGATACGAATATCATTATCAATCGTAAGCTGGAATTAGGTCGCATGATTAACAAGCTAAGTAATCCTAAGCACAGAACAATCTTGAGAATGACTTATATCAATAAAGGCACAGCTGATAGTATTTGTTATGATTTGAAAATGAGCCGTACAACCTATTACAGATTAAAGAATGAGGCGATTTCAGCCTTAGAAGAAGTCATCTGATGTCATAAGTTCAAAATGGGACTATTTGGGACGGCGCGGTTCTAAAAATCTGTTAAAATGGTAGTATCAAGAATTAAGAGGTGAGCGTCAATATATCACCCATTAACTTACAAATGGTTGCGGAGCGACTAGACCTTGCATGATTGCGTAGCTAATTATATTCCGGATAAGTTATAAGCTAGAGGGTTTGATTCCCTCAGAGGTTTTAAAAGACTACAAAAAAAAGAAATAAGTAATTTCTAATTAACAAGCAAGGTAGTAGTCGCCTTGCAGTAAGAACATAGCTCAAGTGGTAGAGCGGTAGACTTTTAATCTATTGGTTGCAGGTTCGAGCCCTGTTGTTCTTATGAGAGGTCTTGCATCAAGTCACACAATCGTGTGGCTTTTTTGTTTTTGTAAAAAATGGAGGTGATGGAAAATCGCTAAATTAACTTTAAAACAACAGAGATTTGCTGATGAGTACATCATCAGTGGAAATGCAACAGATGCTGCTATCAAAGCTGGTTATGCTAAGAGGTCAGCCGGCCAGATAGGCGAGCAGAACTTGAAAAAACTTGAAATTAAGAAATACATAGATGAACGCTTGGCTCAGCTTGTGTCTGAGAAGATCGCGACTCAAGAAGAGGTACTGAGTTATTTAACTTCTGTAATGCGTGGAGAAACGCAAGAACAGACACTGATTAGTATAGGAGAACTAGGGCAGGAAATCACAGATATTGACGTAGGGGCTAAGGACAGGATAAAGGCTGCTGAACTTCTTGGTAAACGGCATAGGCTCTGGACGGACAAGGTGGAAGCAGACGTTTCTGGAACGGTGGTGTTTGCGAATGAGTCAGACATACCAGATTAAACAGAACGATATTGTCGTCGATTTACCTAAGACGGTAGGCGGTGGATATGGTCAGTTCTGGCGTTCGAGAAATCTTTATCGAGTTGTCAAGGGTTCCCGTGGTTCGAAGAAGTCAAAGACGACTGCTTTGAACTATGTTATCCGTCTTTTGAAATATCCCTGGGCTAACTTGCTAGTCATTCGTAGGTATTCGAATACGAACAAGCAATCAACCTATACGGATTTCAAGTGGGCAGCTAACCAACTAAAGGTTGCTCATAAATTCAAATTCAATGAGTCCTTGCCTGAAATAACGGTCAAGGAAACAGGGCAAAAGATTCTCTTTCGTGGCTTGGATGATGAACTTAAAATTACATCTATTACAGTCGATGTCGGTATTCTTTGCTGGGCATGGTTCGAGGAAGCGTATCAAATTGAGACTGAAGATAAGTTCAGTACGGTTGTCGAGTCTATCCGTGGTAGCTTAGATGTACCTGATTTTTTTAAACAAATCACGGTCACGTTTAACCCGTGGGATGAGAGGCACTGGCTCAAACGTGTCTTTTTTGATGAGGAAACTAGACGAGCCGATACATTCGCTACTACGACCACCTATCGATGCAATGAGTGGCTAGATGAAGTCGATATCAAGCGATATGAGGATTTGTATCATACGAATCCAAGGCGTGCAAGAATCGTCTGTGACGGCGAATGGGGCGTCGCTGAGGGTCTAATCTACAACAATGTGACTGTCAAAGACTTTGACAAAGATGAGTTATTGCAGAATCCTGCTAACAAGTTGTGTATCGGACTTGACTTTGGTTTTACTCATGATCCAACAGCTTTATGTTGCTCGCTTATAAACGACACTGCAAAAGAGATACACATCTTTGACGAAGCGTACAGAGTCGGTCTGATAACCAAGGAAGTCGCTAAGATGATAAAGGACAAAGGTTATCATCGCTCGACAATTATTGCGGATAGCGCAGAGTCACGGTTGATTGAGGAATTAAGGTCAGAGCACGGTATAACTCGAATCAAAGAGAGCAGAAAGGGAAAGGATAGTATTATGGCAGGCGTATCCAAATTGCAAGGGTACGCTATTTATGTACATCCAAATTGTGAGCATATCATGGATGAATTTTACAGTTATTGCTATCAACGAGACAAAGAGGGCAATTGGTTGAACAAACCAGAAGATAAGAACAACCACTTGATGGACGCGCTGCGATATAGCCTTCAATGCATTGAGGGTGTCAAAGCAACCGTCCGCAGACGTTCACAATACGGCTTATAGAAAGGAATTAAATGTATCAGATTTTAACTTATCCACGGGATGGATACGATGAAACAGCTTTGAGCAAAGAATTGATCTACAAGCTGATTCGCAAGCATACACAAGAACGCAGTCGCTTGCGTGATTTGAAGAAATACTACTTGGGTGAGCATGCTATCTTGAATCACACGAGAAGAAATCAGAATGCTCCGAATTATAAGACGGTAGCTAATCACGCTAAGGACATTGCGGATACGTCTACGGGCTATTTTATGGGCAATCCTATCAAGTATAACAACACTGCTGAGAGCGACCTTGAGCCTTTGCTTGAGGCTTTTGATGGTGCCGAAATTGACCAAGTGGATGCGCAGAATGCTCTAAATATGGCTATCTATGGACGTGCTTACGAGTACATCTATGCTAAAGAGGGGTTGACTGAGCTTGATTCGACTAGCGTGGATCCCGAGAATGTATTCATCGTTTACGATGATAGCATCGAACGCAAGGCCTTGTTTGCGGTCTACTACTACGAGATTAAAGACGATACGAAAGATGCGACTAAGTATCAAGCAGAAGTCTTTACTCAGAATCTCCACTATCACATCGTGCTGCGTGATTCAAGTATGGGAACAACCCGGAACGAGCAAGTAGAACCTCACAACCTCGGACAAATCCCAATCATCGAGTACCGTAATAATCATTTTGCGATTGGTGATTATGAGCAACAGATTAGCCTGATTAATGCTTACAATTCATTGATGGGCAATCGCGTCAACGACAAAGAGCAGGCAGTCGAGTCTATTCTTGTATTGTATGGCGCACAGTTAGCTGACAACCTGGAAGATGCCAGAGAAGCAATGAGTATCCTTGCTGAAGAAGGGCTTTTGGAATTACCAGCAGATGCCAAGGCTGATTTCTTAAAGAACGCCCTGGACGAAAACGCAACTGAAATCTTGCGCAAGGCCTTGAAAGAAGACATTTACACATTTAGCCATGTGCCGAATTTGACAGATGAGAACTTCGCAGGCAATAGCTCGGGTGTAGCCATGGAATTCAAGCTACTAGGTCTTGAAATGATAACCAAGACGAAAGAGGCTAACTACAAGCGAGGTCTTAGACAGCGGATTGCTAT